TCAACCGCCGTTGAACCATCCGTCGCATTGGATCTGGGCGTCTCAATCTTGGTCCCCAACAGATCAAGACCCATCACATATTGTTGGAGGAGTTCTTGGCGGGATTCATTATCCTGTTCAATAAGCCGTACAAGTTCATTCGCAATTTGGCCTAATGAACTGTTATCCAAATACAACGCAAGATTTTCGTGGAAATCCCCTTCCTCTTCCCCTTCTTTCTTTTGTGGGCCGCCAAAAGAAATCGTAACGGAGCCATCTGGTAGCTCAACTTTTACGTATGGGGATTTGGGATTAACCTTTACATCCGCATCGCCAGACGCGGTCAAATCCATATCCATTGCATCAAATTCGTCCGGCGTATTTCCCAAAACGGGAACTTGGCGAATGTTCATGGGCGCTAATGGCATAGGTTACACCGGGTAAAGTTGCGATGGACGTGAAGACTTATATAGCATACTTTCAGTTTTTTCCGCTACTATTTCTACTGGTTTACGTGCAAAACCTATAACGCGCAAGTGTGAGAGTGCTTGCGTCATACTATCCACCAAGTCATCGTGCTTTGCTTTTGGGAAAGATTCCGCTTGTTCAATCACTTTTTCCGCCCATTCCATGTCGGGAGCGTAAATCATTCCCTCCGCAAAAAGATGTTGAATTGCGTAGGTACGGGCAACTTTGTCCCCCCTGCCCGGGTCAACCAATTGAATACCCCAGTTTTCCCGCGCAAAATGCGTCCGAAGTTCTTGGGCGACGGACAGCCCAGCCGCCTTGGATTCAATTAAAAGTTTATCAATTTTAAATTTGTTAGATAACTCAACAGTTTTTTTAACAAGTTGTGGAAACTCCAACCTATCCTGCCATGCATATATTAACATAATGCGTTGGTTATCTTGGCGGTCTGTCCACACGCCCCATATAGTCATAGCACTATAATCGTTTTCTTGGCGGGTGGTGTAGGCGGTGTCCAATGAGGCGATAACGTACTCAAAAGGCGGGAACACACTTTTGCGTAATCCTTCCGCGCCGGATACGGTTTCGTCCCACAGCACCCACCAATCGCGCTTTATAATACCGCCGCCTTTAGGTTTTGGCCGTTGCTGTAATTGACCCGCCGCCGCAAATGGACCAAGGGCGGATTCTAATGACGCGACTTCGTCATCACCAAACCGATCTTGAACCAGCAACTCACCCTCTTCGCGGTCATCAATATACCACGGCGTGATACACCGACGGTCTGATTCAAACCGCATGGGGAGGCACAAATGAACCCAATTCCCCGTATCTTTGGATAAAACGTGGCCCGTAAGATCCGATTCGTGTAGCCGTTGCATAATAACAACGTACGCACCAGTCTTAGGATCGTTAAGACGGGTAGACATGGATTGGTCCCACCATTCCAGCGTCCCTTGCCGGACAAGATCCGACTCAACTTCATTGGCGTTGTGGGGATCGTCAACTAGAATAATTGATCCACCTTCACCCGTAAGAGCGCCGTCAACCGATGTTGCTAGGCGGTAGCCACCTTTGTCGTTGTCAAATCGGACTTTGGTGTTTTGGTCCGATACAATTTTAAATTTATTCCCAAAATGTCTTTGGTACCACGGGGATTCCAACAAGCGCCGGGTTTTAATGGAGTCACGGATGGAAAGGGATTGCGCGTAAGAGGCGTACAGGAACTGTACATGTGGACCAGAGAGTGGTCCAATATCAGATTGCGCCCATGTCCAAGCGGGAAAACAAACGGAAACCATAGAGGATTTGGAAGTGCGGGGCGGGACGTTAATGACCAGCCGCCGGATCTCCCCACGGGTTACCGCCTGTAAATGTTCCGCAATAGCCTCAAGGTGCCAACCATATTTGTACGGGTTAGGGTCAATGTATTTCCAAGCCCCCGCGACAAAATCCACCATTTTTTCTTCAAAGTTAAGGCGTTCAAGCTCCCGGGCAGCATCTTCCGGATACTGCTCAATTGCTTCTTCTAACGTTTTTGCGTGTAAGATGGTGCTACTCTTCGGGGAGTTCATCAAAAACTTCACCTTCTATTATTTTAGGGCCGCCAATTTTGTCCCTAACCTTACTAATAAGGTATGCGCGTTCTTCGTAGGAAAGTTGACCAAAATCAAAGATAACTTGTGGGCGGCCAATATCCGTCTGGTCTGGCTTATCTTTCCACCCCATTTGAGATCTGGTCAGGTAAATCCCCGCGTTGATGGAGGATGGGGTGTCTTTCATTGCTTGTTGATAAAGATTTTCCACAACCAGCGCGTTTGCAATTTGCCGCCCGTTTTTAATCTCATTCCCGTACTCACGGTGTAGCCATGCGCGGGAAACCCCGACAATATCCGCAATCTCATCCAGTGTCGTACCCCGTTTAGCAAGGCCCATTATGGTCTTGCGGACCATAGCGTCGTCGGGAATTTTTCGTTTGCGGCCCCGTTTCTTACCTTTGTATTCCGGCTCGTCTGGCTTTTGAGTAAGACGATTGGCGTTGGTAATTGCTTTCATTTTCCTACTCCTTTCTATTTACTATATCGCAAAAGTTGATTAAAATGCAAGTATCTTAAAATGGAGAACACAATGTCGGATAAAATTTGCGCTAATTGTAAGTGGGTTTACGCACAAGATATGGGGTTTAATTGCATGAACCCTATTAATGACCGCCTATACGACCATTTTAACCCCTCTTCCGGTGATATTGTCCGGGATATCCGTAGGGCGGCGGTGACGTTTGAGAATAACACTTGCGAAAAATTTTCCCCCAAAAAGAAAATCCCGTCATCAAAGTAATGAGAATCTGGTATAGTGTAGCGTTGTCCCCCTTATAGGAGGTTTGCATGGGTTTGACTGCGAATAGCGTTACATTTGAATGGACTATGGAAGAAATCCCAGTTTTTACAATATCATCAGATTCTTTCAACATAGGGAACGATAACATGTCTTGGAACTATCGCGTTATTATGGAACCCGCCGCTGAGGGTAATATTTTTGGTGAAGATTCCTACACCATTCGTGAAGTGTTTTACGATGACGACGGCGAGATTGAGTTTTGGTCGGATGAGGGTTGCACCCCTTATGGAAACACTTTTCAGGAAGTTGCGGACGATTTTGACTTGATGGCCGCCGCATTTGAGTTGCCAGTCCTTAAAATTGAAAAGGACGAAGACGGCTTGGAAAAACTTGTTGAGATTGAGGTTGAGTACGAATATCCCGATGAGAGCGATGATTCCGAAGAGGATGAAGAAGAGGAAGAATAATCCTTTTCTTAATCAGAATACATGGTCGCCCCTAAACACGGGGCGACCATTAATCATTTCGCACAGTTCCGGCGGGAACATTGTCCCGTCCTCATCAAAAGAAATTACCGCAAACCCTTGCTGCGACCGCGAGGGAGTCCCTTCCGCATACTGAAATTGCGGGCCAGTGGGGTCCGCCATCATCCCAGTCTCCACACCCCACCGCGAACCGCGCCTATCCCGCATAGCGGTTACTTGTAACTGGTGGGTATGTCCGGTGATAATATTTATCCCACTATGTAGGGCATTGTTCCATCCCGCATGTATCCCCGCCCTGAACCTGTGGCGGATTTCAGTTCCGTTAATATCAAACGCAAAAGAAAAATCCCAATCTGTAAAATGCTCATGCAGGGATAAGATGTATCCATCCAGTTCCGACGCATTTGCCGCGATGTAGTTATCAATACGGATATCGTGGTTGCCTAGCGTCCATAATTTGTATTTAGCGTTGGGGAGGAAACGGAGCCATTTCTTGGCGGTGTCAATTTCTTTTTCAATCTTGGGAGCTTTGGAATTCCGGATGGATGGGTGGCGGCCAATTCGTGCCCCGTCAATAATATCCCCGTTAAGGATAATCCCATCAACTTTAAGGGATTTAGCTAATTTAACGAATGCTTTGTAAATGAGGGTTGGATCACCGTCCCAGACGTGGAGGTCAGATCCTATAATCCATTTTGTCCCCGGCGCATCAATTATTTTAAGTCTGGGGTAAGTCCAAGAAGAGGTTGGGTATTCTAATTTTACGTCATCCAACCCATTGGGGAATCGTTCAAACGCCATTTTCATTCTGTGGTTAAATGTGTTTGGCGATATGTTTCCCGCCTTAGCGGCTATGGTTGGTCTGCGGCTATGCGCTTCCAAAAGTTTAAGGGTTTCAATTAAAACTTCCACAGATAGTTTAGGTGTCGGCATTTGATTTTCCCCGTTGTTTAAAGTATAATGCCTTGAAACTATGTAACTTTTATTACCCCTAATTTGGGGGAATGACAATGTCTAATGCTCCGCACTACATTACGGAACTAGAGGCCGCATGGTCTGCGGTTAGTTGACAATTTTTTATTGCCGCCATATATAGTACTCAAGCTTAATTAACAAACTGCATCTGGATGTAAGGTCAGGGGTTAATTACCTAGGAAATAGTTTACGGGGCCGCATGTTTCTGCTGCTTCCATGCATCAGGTAATACGAAGCAGAGCAGCGTCAGTATTACCACCCGTAAAGCATAGCCGCCAATAGAGAACAATGGATTGCGGTCGCGTCGCGGTCGGCGGATCTCAAAGAAAGCCGTCAGGGGAAACTCTGGCGGTTTTTTATTGATCCTGCATATGTGTT